GTGGGTCGCGATCACAAGTAGCTCCAGCGTGTGCTTCAGCTCAAACCAATCGTCTCCGCTGAGAATCAGTTTCCGCATTCCGCTTATCCTCCTTCGTCTCCTGCATCCGCCTGACGAGCCGCGACAGACGGGCGTTTTGTGTAACGAGCTTCTGCGCGTCCAGGTCAAGCCCCTTGCGCTTCAGCCCGCCGATGATCTGCGCAGCCTGGCACTCGCAGACCAGCGCCGCCTCGATCAGATCATGCAGCTCCTGCGCATCCAGCGTCAGGGTGTAGGTCTTGACGTTCGCCATAATATCGACTCCTATGTACGCGCCTTGCGGCGCGTTTAATTGCTGGCCGTGGGCAGACGCCCTTCGGCTGCGGCCCGCTCGAGGATCTGCCACGCCACGCGGCGGGCGGCCTGCCGGTTGGCCTCTTTCTGCTCCGGCGTCAGGCGTCGCAGGTAGTTGTCCGCGATATACGCCGTGCAGTTTGGGAAATGATACTCGGCCACGATGTGCGGCTCTTCGTCCGCAATGGGGTCATACTGTTTTCGCATGGTTCAGCCTCCTTCCGGCTCTATTTTTTCCAGATTTTTCAGCTTTACGCAGTTTGCTTGTCCTGCTCGGGCTCCTGCTTGGCCTCCTTTGCCAGCGCCATACCATAGGCAATATCGCTCAGACGCTGCATCTGTGCCGGCGTCAGCTTCTCGGTGCTCTTGTTCAGGTTCTCGATTGCCTGCTTTTCCTTCTCGGACATTGTTCTCACCTCGTATTCTTGTAAGTACGTTAGCATTTTCTTAAGCTGCTTACATCATACACTAAGTCAATTAACTTGTCAAGCCCTGTTTTTTAATTAGCTTAATATTTTTCTTGACTTTTGTCGGCCCGTGTGTTAAGCTGGTTACATAAAGGAGGGATTCAATGCAAACTTTTCAGGATCGTCTTCGCTCCCTGATTGACGCACTCGGCATTACAAAAACAAAATTTGCCGAAGATCTGCATGTTTCGTCCGCATTTGTCTCCATGCTCTGCTCCGGCAAGTCTCTGCCAAGTGACCGCACGATAGCGGATATTTGCCGAAAATATAATGTGAGCGAGGCCTGGCTTCGCACCGGCGAGGGCGAGATGAAGCAGAAGCTGACGAGGAATCAGGAGATCGCCGAGTTCATGGGCGTCGTCATGCACGACCCGGACGACTCGCCGCGCAAGCGGTTTGTATCGATCATCAGCAAGCTCAGCGTCGACGAATGGCAGCTGCTCGCCGAGATCGCAAAAAAAATGGCCGAGGACGGATGACCGCCCTCGGCTCTTTTTTCTCTATGCGACCAGTCCGCGCATGAAGCGCCAGACCAGATCGAGTTGTTCCGTCGTCGCAAGCCGCAGCATGCGGCGGATGTCCTGCAGGTAAAAACTTCGCGTCATTCTATCCGTTCCCCCATTCTTCCACAAAAATACCGTTCATTTTTTGTTCACTTTCCCGGTTGTGCTTTCCTCGGCGGTGGCTTACAATATTTGTAGGTTCCTTTTCCTGACTCGCATGATTATATTAGAACATACGTTCGTTAATTACAATTATGAGAGTCTACAAAAATTTACATATCAAACTGGAGGTTTTGTCATGAGTGCTGCTCTTGAGAGTGCCCATCTTAATAGCATGGTGCGCGACCGTAAGGGTCATAGCCTACTCGCTTTTCCCAGTCGCTATGTCGTTCTTGACCTCGAAACGACCGGCCTTGACCCTCAGTATGACGATATCATCGAAGTCGCTGCAATCCGCATTGTCGACGGCGCAATAGAGGACTCTTTTTCATCCTTGGTCAATCCCGGATACTCTATCGACGAATTTATTGCTGAGCTCACCGGCATTACCGATGATATGCTTGCTCCTGCACCTTCTCTTGATTCTGTGCTTCCGGCATTCCTCTCGTTCATTGGCTCTGATGTTGTCGTTGGTCATAACGTTAATTTTGACATCAACTTTATCTATGATTCTTGTTCTGCTCTCTCACTCGAACCGTTTTCAAATGATTTCGTCGACACCATGCGCATAAGTCGTAAGCTTTTCCCAGAGGATCGTCATCACCGTCTTAAAGATCTTATCTGCAGATTTGGGATTGACGAATCTGTCGCGCATCGCGCCTTTTCTGATGTTGAGCAAACCGACAAGTGCTATCGTTACCTGCGCGACTATGTTTCCAAACACAGTATTTCTTTGGAACAGCACCACAAGCCGTGGAGGGCCGGGGATATTGTTCCGGAAACTGATCATTTTGACGAATCGTCTCCGTTTTTCGGCAAGGTCTTCGTGTTCACCGGCACGCTGGATAAGATGCCGCGAAAAGCTGCCATGCAGTTGGTCGTAGACCGTGGCGGCGTATGTCTTGACGGTGTCCGGAAAGATGTTAATTACCTTGTTCTCGGTTCCAGCGATTATAGTAAAATCAAAGACTGGAAAAGCAACAAGCAAAAGGCTGCTGAGAAGCTTCGCCTTAAAGGAAACGACATTGAAATTATCAGCGAAAATGTTTTTTATGAAATGCTTGATGCCTGAATGGAGGTTTTATGTACTGTAACAAATGCGGCAAGGAGATCGACGATGAGGCTCTGATCTGCCCGTACTGCGGCTGCGGGACCGTGAATTACATCCGCGACCAGGCGAAGGCTGAGTCCCGCGCGCGGGAGCCCCGCCAGCCCGTGCAGAAGAAGCGCTCGACTGCGCTGCTGCTCTGTATCTTCCTCGGCGGCTTCGGTGCACATCGGTTTTATGTCGGCAAGATCTGGACCGGTCTGCTTTGGCTCATCACGCTTGGGTTCTGCGGCATTGGCACGCTGGTCGACTTTTGCCGGATCTATGATAACAAGTTCACAGACGACGCCGGGCGCCCGCTCTACGATGAGTACACGGATGGCATGACGCCTGAGGAATACGAGTCCGCCGTCGCTGGTCCCCGCAGAGTCCGGAAAGTTATCATCGTCATTGCCCTTGCGCTTTGTGCTGGCTGCTTCCTGTTCGTCCGCGTCATCCCCGGCCTCATGTACGCGCTTGGTCTTTGAGATGTCGCCCGCGCCGCTGGCCGAACAACGGCGCGGGCTTTTGCTTGCGCAGGCGACCGGGAGCCGTCTGTAACTTTAGGGTAGCCTGTCCACGGTAGTCTTGTAAAGATATGACAGTTGCTTTTTGCAGTCAGACGTCTTGCTTTTTTGGGGGAATGACATGTTTTGAAGGAAAAATTATCTGATTTATGCCGTGAGCAGAAGCAGACGATCACTCCGCACAAAACAAACCAGGACGTCGCCGAAAATACCGACCTTTCCGTCGGCACCGTCTCCCAGTTCTTTCGCGGCGACATCAAAAATCCGTCTGTTTACACGGTCGGCCCGATCTGCCGGGAGATGGGCGTTTCTATGGATGAGTATTTCGGCATTCCGCATGATGAGCCTGCCGAGCCTTCCGAGCCTCCCGATGCTGAAAAACTCCGCGCCGAGAACGCGGCCCTTCGTGCGCAGCTTGCCCAGCAGCAGAAGTCCCTGCGCATGCACCGACTTGTGACGCTCATCCTCTTGGGTATTCTTTTGCTGTGTGCCCTTGCGCTTTTGGTCGACGTTCTTATCCCATCAATCGGCTGGATCCGCACATGAATAAAACCGCCCCGGCCGGCGCCGGAGCGGTATCCGTATAACCTTTTGCCCTTGTGGTGAGAATCTGCTTATGAAATTTACATCTACCTGGAAAATCGCCGACCCGCTCGCGCAGTACATCATTTACCTGCGCAAGTCCCGGAAGGACATGGAGGCCGAAGCCCTCGGCCAGACCGACACGCTCAAACGGCACCGGGCCGCGCTTTTGTCGCTGTCCGAAAGCCGCGGGCTGAACGTCGTGGAGATCTGCGAGGAGGTCGTGACCGGTGACTCCATCGCCGTCCGGCCGGAGGTGCAGAAGGTCCTGCAGCTCGTCGAGACCGGGAACTATGCGGGCGTCATCGTCATGGAAGTCGAGCGTCTGGCGCGCGGTGACACCATCGACCAGGGCATTATTGCCCAGACCTTTAAATACTCCGACACCCGCATCATCACGCCGAACAAGACCTACGACCCGAACAACGAGATGGACGAGGAATACTTTGAATTCGGCCTCTTTATGTCCCGGCGCGAGTACAACACCATCAAGCGCCGCCTGTCCCGCGGAAAGGAGGCGTCTCTGCGCGAGGGCAAATGGATCTCCGGCAAGACGCCCTTCGGCTGGTCGCGTGAGAAGCTGCCGAACGACAAGGGCTACAAGCTCGTCCCGCACCCGGAGCAGGCCCCCGTCCTGCAGCAGATCTACAACTGGTACACCGGCGAGGGCTGCGCGCGCATCGGCGCGAAGGCGATCTCCACGCGGCTGAACAGCCTCGGCGTCCCGACCAACTCCGGCAGCCTCTGGCGCGCGGACTCTGTACTGGATATCCTGCGCAATCCGGCAAACGCCGGATGGATCAAATCCGGCGGCAGGCCAGAGACAAAGCGCATCGTTGACGGCTCCGTCGTCGTCAGCCGTCCCCGCACCCGGCAGGAGGATCTGAAGCTTTATAAAGGGCTGCACGACGGCCTGATCTCGCAGGAGCAGTACGACAAGGCCGTCGCTCTGAGCTATTCCAGCGCCAGCCCGCGCGGCAAGGGCGCATGGGGGACCGTGACGAGCCTCGCCGGGCTCGTCCGCTGCGACCAGTGCGGCCGCGTGATGGTTCGACGTCCGTCGTCCGGCAACCGCCGCGATACGCTCCTTTGTCCCTCCTACGGCTGCACGACCGTCAGCGCGTGGTATGATGATGTGGAGGACGCCGTGCTGGATGCTCTGCGTGGCTGGCTGCGCGAGCTGGAGCTCGGTGAGGCCGCTGCGCCAGATGACACGCCCATGCGCACCGCGCTCGAGTCCTCGATCGCCGCCGACCGCAAGCAGCTTGCCAAGCTGGAGGCGCAGGAGGCCCGCGCGTATGAGCTGGTCGAGACCGGCGTCTATACGCCTGAGATCTTCCTGCAGCGCTCGCAGGCGCTCGCCGCCGACAAGCAGGTCATCGTCGACCGCATCGAGGCAAGCCAGACCACGATCCATGAGCTGGCCCGTGCCAGACAGGCCCGCGCCCGTCTGGCCCCCGCTGTCCGCCGCGTCCTCGAGACCTACCCGCTCGCCGCATCCCCGCAGGAGAAAAACGCCCTCCTGAAAACTGTCCTGCAGAAAGTCCTCTACCATAAACAGGCCAAATCCTACACCAAATCCGGCAGCGACATGCACGTCACCCTCTACCCCCTCGCGGATTGATGGTTATACATTTATTCGGTACGCATGAATGAATCCCATCTAAATATAGATTCTATAGCAAGCGGAAATCCCTCCTGGTGACAGGAGGGATTTCTTTATTTTGCGATATGCTCATAATACGCCATGAGCTTCTGTTCCGGCCCCGGGCCGTCCTTGTCGAGCAGGAACGCCTTTGCCATGGCGGCGTAGAACTCCGGGCGGTTGAGTCCGAACTCTACCGCGACTGGGTAATAGTCCGAGTACATCATGTTCATGGTTACGCCCCACGCCCAGCGCGGGACCACAGGTGCCTGAATGCCCATGCTCTCGGCCACGGCCGTTGTTTGTTCCATCGTCCAATGCGGTCCGCTCGTGCCGTCGGCGTTTTGCATGTTGGCTGCCCACTGCATCGCCGTTTCGCGATCAAATGTGGCCGCCTCCGGCTCGTCGTGGTGCCCGTGCAGCTTTTCGAGCCTGCAGATCGTCTTCGCGTACAGTCCGACTTCCTCTGCGCTGCCCAGCGTCACGGGCTTCTGCATGGCCTCGTGCAGCTTTGTGTAAAGCTTTTCGATATATTCTTTCATCTCGTCATGCCTCCTGGATATACCGGTAGAGTTTATCGACGTCGTTCTGGTCAAAGCGCATATCGCCCAGCAGCGGGACGGATAACGTCAGCTTATTTTCAAAGCGCGGCCGTGCCGCGTTGTAGAGCTTGTCGAGGTCGATGTTTCCGGCGTCGTCAAAGATCTGCATCATCTTGACCGCTTGATTTTCGCGCAGCGCGATGATCTTTTCGCGGCTGCCCTCCATGATGAGCGCCAGCATGATCCCGGCTCCGATGCCCTTGCCGCCCGGCAGGTGCGGGATGACCTCGTTGTCAGCGTAGCGCATCGCGCCGCGCATGGCCTGATCTATCGTCACTGTCATTGCAGATTTCCTCCTTTAAGGATGGGGCGGCTATTGCCGCCCCTTGCGTTTAGCCGTTGCAGCACCCGCACTTCGGGATCGGGTTGTAGAGCGACTGCGCCGTGGTCGCGGTGCCCGTGGTGACGTCGGCGACCTGCTTGGGATAAAAGGTCGCGTTGACGTAGGTGACGATGGAGTTGTCACCGCAGCAGCGGCGCTCGGCCTCCATCTTGACCGCGTCAAGCGCTTCCTTGCGGACAGACTCGACGTCCTGCTTGACCAGCGTGAAGCTGTCCTCGGTGCGCTGGTTGTGGACGGCCTGCTTGCACAGCGCCTCACGGACGTCCTTGAGCTGCCCGTCGATATAACCGTACATCTCCAGCATCTTGCCGTCGTTGTACGTGTTGGCCTTGAGCAGCGCGATCTCGCTGTCCTTCGCGGCCAGCTTCTGCTCCCGGTCAAGATCGTAGCGCGTGACCGGCATGTTCTCGCTGCACGTCGGCTCCTGCTGCCGTGCGGCGAGCATGGCGGCGACCGTCATGGCAGGCGTGACCGCCGCAGCGATGTCAGCGGCTTCCGATCTCTTGTTCTGGTTGAGGCCGCCCAGCAGATTGCCGAGTCCGCCGTTTGCCAGACCCAGCGCGGCGCCGCCGATGCCAAAGCCCAGCGCAGTCCCCGCGAGTCCCTTACTTGCGTATTCCATAAAAAATCCTCCGGTAAAAGTAGTAAGCTGGCCAGCTCCTACTCTCATTCTGCCGCTTCCCCGGTTTTTATGGGGGACATTTCCGGGACATTTCTGTCCCATTTGTGGTGACTTTTGTTTTTATTTTTTATAAAATATTTTGAAAGCCTCTTGACATATACGGTATTACAGTATATAATATAGCCATAGACACAAAGCAAAACAAACACGACAAAAAATTGGAGGATGGCAGACATGTTTCATATCGTTTCCGCGTGGGGAGCGCAGACAAATCCCCACTATGACCCGGACACTGCAAACAATGGCGGAGGTTACTGGCAGTTTTCCGGCGGTATCGTTGTCGACCTTAACGGCCAGCTTGTCACCGTCGAGGTCGACGACACGTCCTGCGGCGATTTTGGCAGCCGCGTGTATTTTTCCGTGACCGCTGACGGCTTCTGCTGGCGCTTTTCCGACGGCACAATGGACGATGCGTCCATTGACACCCCGGAGGATGTCTTGGGCGTTCTGCGGTCAATCTCCGGCGTTCTTTGCGTGGACGCCGAAGCGCTGATTTCTGCCGCGTTGAATGCGGCGAACATCTGCGCGTGGGAGGTATGCTATGCCGACTGACACCCAGCGCCGCGCTCGCAACAAGTGGGATGCAGAAAACATGTCCGTGATCCCCTGCAAGCTAAAACGGGAGATCGCGGAAACCTTTAAGGCTACGGCGAAAGCCAACGGTACGACCCCGAATGAACTGATCCGCAAATGGATCGACGCGTATATGTGGCAAAACATGCCAGCAGAGCAACCTTCGGCTGAAAAAATATGATTTGAACGTAAAAAAGCCCGCCCGGAGCGTAATGCTCAGGGCGGGCTGCTTTGTGCCAGGCGGCGGGCGGTATTGTAGATGTGCGGCAGGCGGCGGGAGATGGTTTTGCGGTCGACGCCGATCTCGGCGGCGGCGTCCATCTGCGGGAGCCTGCGCACGATATAAAGCTTCACGATCTGTCGATCGATCACGTCCAAAAGTCCCTCGTCAGTGACGCGCTCCCAGTCGCTGCGCGTGAGGTGTTCCAGCTCCTTCGGCAGAGCCAGCCGCGCAGTTATGCTTTCGTCACTCCCTTCGGCCCGCCGCCCGGGCGGGTCAGCGGTCAAAGACGCCGGTGCGGTCCAGGATGACGAGCATGCGGACGTTGTCCTCGCTCAGGTCGAGCGTCAGATCCTCGCCCGTGCCGCCCTTGCCCTTGAGCAGGCCCTTGCTGACCAGCTTGTCCAGCGTTTCGCGGTACGTCTGGTTGTCGACGTCCCGCAGCTTTTCGTATCTCATGGCTGTTTCCTCCTGCAGTCTTGCCTTGAATTCCTGCCACTGGCGGTCGCCGGATGTGCCGTAGTAGATGTTGTGCGCCGGGCCGACAAACGGGGCCGGGCAGATCTTTCCGGTGACGTCATAGTGGCGGATGACGTTCTCCAGCGGGATGTTGTACTGCCGCATGAGCTTTGCGGTGAGCCATACGGCGTTGTCGATGACGCGGCGGTCGAAGTACCAGTCCTTGTCGTTCGCGTTCAGGCGGCTGCTGTCTAGCTTCTGCGGGCGCAGCTCAATGCCGATGGAGTTGCAGTTGCGGCACTTCGGATGCCGGTAGTGCAGGCCGCCCACGGCCCCGCAGTGCCACGCCATGTCGGTATCCGGCACGCAGTGGTAGATGACGTCCTTCTCATCCACGCAGTAGTGCGCGGACGCCTGCGCCTCCGGGGCCTTGAACCACTCCGACGCGCCATAGGCGCTGGAGAGGGCCCCGAAGAAGTGGATGACCAGATACTGCGGCTTATTGCCGCCCCGGTAGATGTTGACGCTTGTGAAATTGTCTACGATCTGCGGCGGCATGGTCTTCATTCCTCCTTGACCTCCGGCAGGCCCGCGACGCTCGTCAGCAGGGACAGAATGCCCGCCAGCGCCGAGGCCGAGGCGACGGCGATCCAGTTGACTTCGGACAGGATCGCGCTCGTGCCGATAGTTGCGACTGCCGTCTGGCATACCGTTTTCAGTGCGCGGATGCCCGCGGCTTTCCACCATTTTGCGTTCATATGTATTCTCCTTTCAGGTTTTACGCCTCCCGGCGAAGATTATAAGATTTTTCCCAGCACCCAGCCGACGACGCCGGTGACGAGCGCGGTCAGGGCGATCTTGACCAGCGCATCCCAGTTCTTGCCCGGACGGGCGGTGAGGTTGTTGACGCTCGTCTGCATGTTGTCGATCTTGTCGTCGAGCGTCTTCATGTGCTCGGCCATGACGGCGACGGCCTCTGCCAGCTTGGCAACGGCGTCGGTCTTCTTCTCGAGATCCTTGATCCGGCCGGTGTTCCGGTCGACGTTGCCGCGGATCTCCGCGACGGCAACGTTCAGATCCTGCAGGTCCATCCGTTATGCTCCTTCCTCCGTGATTTTCTTCCACCCGTCCGGGTTGACGGACGGGGTGTAGACGTTGGCGGCGAGCAGGGACTCGTAGAGCTCGTCCTGCCACCAGCCGCGCTCTCCCTTGGCGAAGGCAAGGGTCGCGGTGATGGTCTCGGGGATGAGGCGGTAGCCCTGCTTGTACTGGATATCCTCCCAAAGGTTCGGGGCTGCGTCCGGGGTATTTTCGGCCGTGTCCCAGATGTCGACGGCTGCGCGCTTGATGCCGCCCTGCCAGCAGATGCGCGTGCCGGACTTGACGAGACTGCCGTCGCCCGTCAGCTGCGGGAACAGCTCCGGGGCCTCGGACGCGTCCTTGTCGGGCAGGCTGGCCGCGGCCGTCACGATTGCGGCGCGCAGGGTCTGCGCTCTGCTCTCGCCGATGGCGGTATAGACGGGCATGCCCATGAGGGTCGCGGCGGTGTGCTGGGCGGCGGCTTTTTCTGCCTCTGCCCGCTCGAGGGGCAGGGGCTTGCCCATTTTGACGGTGATGGTGCCGTCGCGGTTGTCGGTGACGGGACCGGCGAGGATGAAATCCGCGTAGTCGTCCATGTAGCGGTCCTCGGCGGTCTCGGTCGTCGACTTGACGGTTCCGTCCTCGTTCATTTGGACGTTGCCCTCTGCGTCCAGCACAGGGACGGCCGTGGTGTAGCGGTGGATCATGCCCCAGACGGCGCCGTCGCAGAACAGCGCCAGCGGGTCTGCAACCGCGCTCTTGTCGATGGTGACGGCGCGGCTCTCGCGCCCGCCCCAGTCGGCGTCGCGCATGCGGCCGGCGGCCGGCCGCGTCTCGATCTCCTGCCCTCCGATTGTGATGTACCAGGTGTCCATAAGTTCCTCCTGTCTATTGCTGCACGGCATTGGCCTGCAGCCATGCTAATAGTGCTCCTGTTGGCATTTCAGCGAAAGTCACTGTCCGGAATGCCTCTTGCGTCCAGCTCCCGTTGAAATATGCGTACCAAATATCGCCTGGCCCGTAAGAGTAAACAATGCTTGGCCGAGAGCCTGCAGTGATCATGAAGTAGTCGAATTTTTTCCCGTTTGATGTAAAATCAATGGCTTGCTCAAAAACCATTATTTTTGGGGACTCATTTATGATCCACGTCAGCCCGTCGCTGAACTTGACCTCATACGCCGTCCCATCGATCAGCGTTCTGCCCCCCCCCCCCCGATTTGGTATTTTGTGCCATTCACGAGGCCAGACCCGCCGTTGACGGCGTAGGACGTGCCATCCTTTAAAATGTGGTGTGTTGCCATGTGGCGCCTCCTTTATGCTGCCGGGCTGTAGGTGCCGTCTGAATTTTGGATCACGGGGAAGGTCGAGGGGAGAGTGAAAGCGGGGCGGGAGCCGTGAGAACCGCCGTAATAGTCGTTGTCGTAGAGATTGCCATCGGTGCCCAAGTAGTACACGGTGAGAGTGTGGAGCGTGTACGGGGTGCGCGTCCACTGCGTGACGGCAGAGCCATTGCGGTAGGCAATGGCAAGCTGACTGCACACCGCAGAGGCCAGCGCTGTGCCCTCTGTGTTGGCATAGTTTGCGGATTTGCCCAGCTCTGTGACAGACAACAGAAACACCGCACGCTGGAGCGTGGTCACTGTGTTGTTGCCGTTGCCAGGGGTGTAATAGAACTTTGTCTTGCTGATCGCAGCCTGGATGTCAGCGTCCAGCAGCTTGAGCCAGGTGTTGTTGAGCCAGGTGTCCATAGAGCTGCCGGAGAAAGCGTTGTTATTGCTGCTGAAAGCGCGTTCGTCGTAGCAGTCCTTCCGCACCAGCAGTGTCCGGCCTGCGCCGTTCAGGCCGCTTTCGTAATCGTGCTTGCAGACGTAGAACGGGACCGGGCTGCCGTTTTCGTTCAGCGTGAGGATATCGCCGAGCGCGACGGAAGAAAGCGGGATTCCGCTGGAAAACGGGATGTCGTACCCGGTGCCGTTCACGAGCACGCGGCCTTTCTTCTTCGCGTAGCCCGTGCCCCCGATCAGCTCGCGGCCGCCGGATACGTCGTACCCCGTGCCGGAGATCAATGTCTTGTGCGCCATGGGGCCTCCTCACTCATACTGCCAGTTGATGGCCATGTTCTCGGTCGGCGTGGTCTCCGCGGAGACCAGCGTCTGCTTTGTGATGTTGCCGGTCTTCATATAGTCCGTGCCCGCCACGGCCACCGCCCACGCCGTCGGCTTCCCGCTGGCGTCCACCGCCTTGACCTTGATCAGGTCCCCGACAGAAGCGCCGGAGGCGAGGATCACATCTTGCTTTCCGTCCCACGCGTCTTTGTTGCTGCGCACGTCGGCGATAGCCTCGTCGATCTGCGCGCCGGTAAACTGGCTGTTGTAAGCCATACGATCACTCCTTCATACACAGAAAATCCTTGCCGTCCGCGGTCTTCAGCGCCTGCGACTCTCCCAGCGGGATAAAGCCGTAGTTGTCGTTCCAGCTGCCGTCCGCGCCCTGCGCGAACAACGAAATGCGGTATTCCCCATCACCGGAAAGCAGAAAATCGTCGTAAACCTCAAAGGTGCGCTGCGTTCCCGCCGGGGTCTGGGAGAAGGACGCGATCAAAGCACCCTTCCCGCGGCCCCAATCCTCGCCGGACTTCGTCGCGCGGCACTCGAAGGCCGTGTAGGCGATGTCCGACGAGAAGGAAACGGTGATCGAGTTGAACCCCGAGACCGCCGAGATCTTGTTGCCCGTGATGGAGAATGTCAGCTGCGGCGCGGCCATCAGGCGGCACTCCAGGTCCCGGCGGCGTTCTTGACGAAGACCTTGACGATCTTCGTGCCGTCTCCGGAAGACGCTGCCTCGAGGTCCGCGCCCTTGACAGTGACGTTGATGGCGGTGTTCTTCTTGTAGCCTCCCTCCGTGCCGCTGACGTTGGTGGAGCCGCCCGTCGTCGGGATCTGGGTGCCCGCCGTGTGCAGGCTGCTCGTCGCCGGGACGACGCGAATGGTGTATTCCTCAAAGTCCACGTCGCAGACGAAGGAGAACGCCGCTGCATCGTAGCCCGTGACCTTCGAGATCCTGCTCTTGTCGGGGCCGGTGATGGTCACGGCAGGAATCGACGTGTTGAGCGTGATCGTGTCGCTGACTGCGGCCGTTTCGTTGCCGACGTCGTCGCGCATCTTGACATAAATCGTCTTGAGGCCGTCTCCGTCGGGCAGCGTGATGGATTTTGTCGTGGCGAATGTCTCCCACGACGCTTCCGCCTCGGTCTCCGCCGTCTTCGTGCCCCAGATCTTCATCTGGTATCCCGTCGTTGTCTCGTCGGAGACAGAGATCTTCGCCGTGACGGTCGCGCTGGTCGCGTACTGTGCACCGTCGTTCAGGATCAGCGATAGGCCTGCAGGTGCCAGCGTATCAAGTGTCAGATTAAAAAAACTTGCCATCTGGATTTATCCCCTTTCTTCGCTTGTGAGTTCAATGTACAAAAATCCGCCCGGTCTTTCGTAGATGGTTTTCGTGCCCAGGTGGGCGGATTTGATGCCCATGGAGCCGATGAACAGCTCCAGAATGCGTTTGAGTCCAACTGCCAGCATGTTATCCCTCCAACAGATACAGTGTCCGCGCGTCCTTTTTGTCCAGCGCGTCATATTCGGATTTTGTCATCACGAGGATCGCGTCGATCTGTGCCGACTGGATGCCCCCGCCACCAGAGCCGCCGCCGGAGCTGCGGGCCTCGTTGATGGCGTCGACGAGGTTGCCCTTGTTGTAGGTCTTGAGGTCGTCCAGATCGCCGATCTGCTTTTGCAGCTGCGCCCAGACGGGCAGGGACGGGTCGGCCGAGGCGTCGCCGGACGGGTCCGCGCCGGGCTGGACTTTGCCGAGGCTCACCCAGACGGTCGGCAGGACGACGCCGCTTTCGTCCGTGCCATAGACGCCCACGCGGGCGTGGCGGCCCGGGACGGCGAGAACTTCGTGCGGGACGGGAACGGTATCCCCGTCCCAGTTCGCCGCCAGAACGTCGACGGTGGTCTTGCCGTTGGTAAATACGGCGGTCTTCGTCAGCCCGTCCCACTCGTCAGAAAACACGAACTCAACTGTCACGGCCTTGGCCATGCCCGCCGTCAAAAGCTCCGGCGGCGACGCCAGATGCGCGCACGCGCGGGAGCAGTGGATGGTGATCATGCGTTATCAGCTCCTTCGAAGGTCACAAACGGCTCAAGGCACTTGATATCCCCGGCGGAAAGCCGGATATCGAGGTCGAGCGGAAGCGTGATGTGCGGCAGCTCGGGGAGCGTGTCGGCGTCCAGCTCGTTCAGCTCCGCCTGCGGCCGCCCGCTCATGAGCTGGTTTCCGTAGAATTCGAGTGTTGGGTTGAGCCTGGTCGCCAGCATGGCGAGCTGATAGGCCTGCCGGAGCGGCAGGTCCTGTTCGATGAGCTTCTGCAGCGGCTTGGCTGCGAGCGCGATGTCGTAAAGTTTCATGATGCCCTCCTTAGTTGATGGCTGTGCCGTTGACGGTCAGCTTCCCGGATGAGTTGCACGCAAGGGTGCAGTAGCGGTATGAACTGTAATACAGCACGATTTCGTCTCCCCTGACTGTCACGGGATAGCTCGATGTCCCTATCTCAAAGCCGTTTGAGGACGGCGTCAGGGTTTTTGTTTTCAGCTCCAGCGAATTGTATCCGCTCTTGAGTTCTGCGGCGGATACCGTGCCCCACTTCGCGGCGTAGGCCGTCGATCCGCTTTTCAGGAGCACCTGGCCGTCGGTGCCGCCGCTCGGAAGCGTGCCGTCTACGTTGCCCCACGTGCAAGCGTAGTTTGTGGTGCTGGATTTTTTCAGCACCTGGCCGGATGTGCCGCCGGTCGGGAGCACGCCGGTGATGCTTCCCCACTTTGCGGCGTAGTTGCTCGCGCCGTTTTTGAGCAGGACCTGACCATCGGTGCCGCCGGTCGGCAGGATGCCGTCTGGGCTGCCCCAGGTAACGGCGTAGTCGGTGGCGCTGGATTTTTTGAGCACCTGGCCCGTCGTTCCGCCGGAAGGCAGAGCACCGTTGATGTCGCCCCATTCGACGGCGTAGTCGGCGTTGCCTGACTTTTTGAGTATCTGTCCGCTCGTTCCTCCGGTCGGCAGGAGGCCGGTGATGCTGCCCCATGTGAGCGCGTAGTCGTTGTCGGACGATTTTTGGAGCACCTGCCCGGCCGTACCGCCGGGCGGGATCTTCGCCGGCGCGTCCGCGCCGGGGTTGCCGATCGGGAACATGACGACCTTGCTGCCGGACAGTTCGAGGACGGCCACGCGCTGTCCGGCGGCGAAGTTGATGCCGGTGTTGCATTTAAAATGCTTCTCGGTCGGCTCCTCCGCGCCGTCAGGCGTGAGTGTCAGGCCGTCTTCCTCGACCGTCGCAATGACGGCCAGCTGGAACGGCTGCTGCTGTTCTTCGGTCTGCTGCTCTTCGGGTTCTTCGGTGTACAGGCTGTCGACGCCCTCCATTATGCAATCACCGTCCTTTTTGCAGAGTGTGTCATGAGGCTTCCGGCTGACAGCTGCATCTGCCAGCCGGTCTCGAGGTAAATGCCGCCGATGTCGTCGTGCGTGAGCGCGAGGACGTCACCGATGCCGTGGCCGGGGTCGTTGAGGGTATAAAACGTGATGGCCCGGGCGGAGAGGAGCGACTCGTTGCGCATGCGGTCGGCGTAGGCCTGCAGCTCCTCCTGCGAGGCGATGTTGTCGACCTTGATGAGCGAGGCGATGCGCATGTTCCGCCGGAAGGTGGACTTGCGCGACTGCGGATTGTCGTTGACGGCCGTTGCGACCATGGGCTGCTCCAGATCCGGGTTGGAGCAGACGCAGATGAAGACGTTCGGCGCGTTGAAGATGTCTTCCTCATCTGAGAAGTTCGGCCCCGGATGCCGGTCCGGAAGGAAGAGGTCCGTCGTGCCGTAGGACCAGTCGATGTTCTGCGCGCTCGGCTCCTGATAGGGCTCGAGACGGGCGACGCCGGAGGCGTCGAACCAGAGGCTGTTGTAGTTGATCTCGGCCAGCAGGTCGTTGACGATGGTCAGGTAGCTCGTGCCGACATCCCAGTCTTCGCGGTCGGTTTGCAGCGTTGTGTCCGACGGCGTCGCAATGACGAGCGCGACGCCGCAGGCGGTGAGCAGCTTGCGGATCTCGGTGAGATAGGACGCACCGGCGGACAGGTGCAGGATGGTCTCGGTGCGGTTGCTGTAGACGCGCCAGCAGCGGTCGTAGGCCTCGACCTCGACGCGCTTCTGACCGGCCGCGCCCTTGATGCTCGGTGTCGCGGCCTGGTAGATGCCGAGTGGCGTCTCCTGCCCGTCGATGGTCATGACAGGCTGGAGCTCGTCGGAGAGGTAGTCGACCGCGTCGTTGACGAGGAAGGTGCCCTTTATGCTGGTGTGGATCGTCGCGTCGCGGCTGGCGATGATCTGCGGGGCGCTGCCGGTGTCCCATTGGAGGTTGGTGATGGGCGCGCCGTTTCTGAGCACGTCGACGCGGAAGCGGACGTCACGGGTCAAGGGTGATCGCCTCCTCCCGGTTCGTGTGCGAGATGGTGAAGGAATAGCGGCGCATGAACTCGTCGCAGTTGCTCTCGAGCGACGGGAGAGAGCCGATGGCCATGTTGCCGTAGCGGTCCTTGAGGCAGACGAGGCGGCCGACAAGGGCCTCGAGCGCGAGGGCGGCGGCCCGCTGCACGTGCGGCCAGGCGCAGGCGACGGACAGGGCGCGGTCGCGCTGCTCGCTGCGCTCCTCGACTGGGTAGGCAATGCCCGCCAGATGGACGGTCGATACACCGGCCGAGAAGCTGGTGCGGTTGGTGCGCAGCTGCGTTTCGGACAGGCGCATCTCGAGCCAGACGCCGGTCTCGAGGTCGCAGATCATGTTGGTCTCGGGCAGGATCTCGACGGTATCCGAATTGGACACGCCGTAGTTATCGCTTTCGTCGTAGCAGCCGCGGACGCGGTAGGTGACGGAGCCGATGCTGGTGTGGTCGATGTACTGCTTTTGGATGGTGCGGGCGATGGCCACGCCGTCCCGCTCGACGAGGTAAAAATTGTAGCTCCCGGCGGTCTGCCAGGTGAGCGCGGCCTCATGGCCGGCGGTGGCGGTCAGGGTGATGGCCTCGCCCTCGGTGTGCGAGATGGGCAGCGCGGCCGCAGACCACTCTGACCACATGCCGTACTTGTTCTGCACGCGGACGCGGACGGTGTAGCTGCCGTCGGCGAGGTAGACCGGCGAGCGCCATGCCTTTTCCGTGCCGTAGACCGTGCCGGATGCGTATCCGCTGGACAGCGTCAGCTGATAGGCTTCCTGCTCGGAGGTCTGCCAGGTGATGCGCGGGCGCGGGCCGGTGGACTGGATGACGATGGACGGGGCCGATGGGGCGTTGATGGCGATAAACTCGGCCTTGTCGCTCCACGCCGAGGCCGTGCCGTCGGTGTTGTAGGTGCGCACGCGCCAGTATTTTGTTCCGCTTGTGAATTTGTTCGCCGGAACGTCGTAATACTGGTTTTCTCCCGTGACGGTCGCGAGCGTGTTCCAGGTCGTGCCGTCGGCGGACCACTGCAGATCCGCCTTGCTCTGCGGCGTGCCGGTGGAAATGATGTGCTGCCACGAGAAGCGGTTGGCGATGGTGGCGTCGATGACGATGCCCGCCGGGGAGATCGCCTTACAGGACGGCGTGGCCTCGGTCGTTGAGACCGTCACCCAGGCAGACGTTGCCGTCAGATCACCTGCGGTGATCGCCGTGACCATCCAGTCGACGGACTCGTCGGAAAACGTCTCTGCCGGCATGGTATAGCTCTTCTTCGAGCCGGAAATGGCAATGCTATGTGTGGTCGTTGTGCCGGTTTTCCGCCAGTAGAGTGTCGCGCTTTTCTGCTCGACGGATACAGGCGAGTATAAGGCTTCTTGTTGAACGTCCCACGAAAAGACTCCTGCAGCGTGCTTTGGCGTATAGGCCCCAGCTCCCGGCGACATCCCGGAAATGATTGGGTTCTTTACTTCAAACCTGTACCACGAGGATAGTGTGGTCACGCCCAACGAGGTCGTCACCTGCACGGCCCACTCATTTTCACCAACCGGAAACTCGCCAGCAGCGATCGTCACGCTTGTGTCATTCGCGCCCAGATCGATCGTATGGACCGTGCTGGAGTTTTTTACCCTCCAGCGGAACTGCTGCGCGGTAATGGTCGGCAAATCATAGGCAGAATAGCTATCCCAGTGATAATACCATTCGATGGTCTGCGCAATTTCCGACGCCAGCACGCCCACGCCGCTCTTTGCGTTGAGTTCCGGCGTTACGGTCGTATCCTCGTATGTGATCTCGATATACGGCTTGTGCGACGATTTTGCCGTCTGCACGGTTTTCCCGCTCGTGGTTGCTTTTGCTCCATACGTCAGCAGATTCTTCAGTTCCGACGCTTTGAGTTCCACCGCCCTGTTATAATATCCGCTTGGTTCAAGGCTCAATGGGCCACTGATTTTGTATCCGCCGTAGACAAAAGGCTCAGTGTTGTACGTGATTTTCTGCAGATCTATTGATTCGTGCAGGATCGCGATCGTGACTCCCGCATTGCTCGCATTATATCTGTACGACATGTACAGGTAGAACGTGACAGCCGTGATCTTGTGATACCTGATCGCTGCTATCTGAGCCGCGGTCGGGGCGAACGTGAAGTACATGGGCCGCCCATATTCGTCTGTCTCTGTGGCTCCGTAATAGTTCGTGTTCGGCGCGCTGTAGTCAATGACTGCGGAGTCGTTTGCGTAAAGCGTTAAAACGCCCATTTACTTCGCCCCCATTCTGGCTGTGATCCTCGCGTTTTTGGCGATGCGGAGGATGGCGTCGAGGTCTTCGACGTGGTCGACGTAGACGGTGGTGTTGTAGGTATCGCCGGAGGTGTAGCGGGTCTCGCTGGCCGTCTGGATGCGCGAGCCGGATGGGAGATAGATCCGCTCAAGGCCGTTCTCGTTTACCTTCGTCCATCCGCCGGACCAGTTGTCCGTACCGGCGGCGTTGCCGCCCAGATACCGCCTGCGCCATTCGTCCTCGGTGATACCGATGGTTGACGAGTCGCCGCGGGCGACGGCCTCTTCGTAGGCCTTGGAGAGGTCGGACGCGCTGCTGCCCCACGATTTTGCCGCGTAGCTGTCCTGCAGTGTCTGGTACTTATTGCCGTTTCCGCTGGCATATCCAAAGCCTAGGGCATTGCCCATTTTCTTAAAATCCAGCGTAAACAGGCCCGCAAAAAAGTCCGCCGTGTCTGCGATCAGCGCCATGACCTCCGCCAGCGGCCGCAGGGCGTTGGTCAGCGCCGGGACGCGGTTGCCGGACAGGTCGGACATGGGATTGAGGATATCGCCGACGGTCTCAAGCAGCATGCCGAAGGCGTCGACGATGCCGGAATCCTTGATCGCCTTCCCGAGATCCTTCACGCCCTGTGTCGCGTCGCCGTAAAATTCCTCTAGGTACGGCGCAAACTCGACGGCCAGCTGGTTTTTGACGCCCTCCTGTGTCTTCTGCAGGCGCTGATAGGCGTCGTCGACCGCGCCGAGTGCGGAAAGCGCCTCGTCGTCGAGCACGTAGCCCATGTTATGGGCTTCGTCAGCGTAGGCCTTGAGGGTTTTCGATCCCTGGATGATCAGCGGATTCAGATCCTGCGCGGAGCGGCCGAAGATGTCCATGGACATTGCGTCCCGCTCGGTTTCGTTTTTCACCTTTCCGAGCGCGTCGATCGTCTCATAAAAAACGTCGTTCGCGCTGCGCATGCTTCCGTCAACGGCATTGGTTACGGAAACGCCCAACTCATCAAAGGATGCCTTCGCATTGCCCGTGCCGTTCATCGTGTCCTGCATGTTGTTGGTCAGCTTTGTCAGGCTTCCCTGCAGGGTGTCGACGGATACGTCGATCAGCTCGGACGCATAGGCAAACTCCTGCAGCTGCTGTGTCGATTGCCCGGTCTGCATGGAAAGCGTGATGATGTTGTCGGCAAAAGACGCAGATTCCTTCGTCATGGAGATCATGGCTTTTTCGACTTTTACGATCGCCGCCGCGACGGCAGCGAAGCCGCCCGCCAGCGCCAGCGACTGCGCATCGAGGCTTCCCATGGCGTTCATGGAGGACTTCATGCCGTCCGGCAGCTGAATGCCGAGCTTGGACGTCAGGCCATTCACCACGTCGCCGAGGTTGCCCATCTCCTTGCTGGATTCCTCAATTTTTTTCTTGTTTTCGTCGAATTGGTTGTTGAGGTTGTTGAGGTCGGCCTCTGCGTTGTTGAGACTTGTCTGCCACTGCATTGTGCGCTTGTCTGCCTCGCCGTATTTCTCGGCGGACTGCTGCAGGGCGGCACGCAGATACTCGATCTTTTCTGTCTGCGTGGAGATCTTGCGCTCGAGCACGTCGTTTTTGGCGTTCAGTGCCTCGACGCTATCGGCGTTCTGCGCGTAGGCCGACTGCACCTTTCGCATCTCCGAGTCCAGCACCTTCATGCCGCTGCCGATCTCGGAAATGGCCTGCTTGTATTCTTTCTCGCCCGAAAGCGTAAATCTTGTGTTGATATTTGGCATATTACGTGCCTCCGTTTATGTAGGCCGAGAGGCTCTGCGGCGCTTCCGGCTTTTTAGGCGGCTCCAGCGCGTCAAGCAGGAGCGTCAGGCGGCGCGGGCTCATGGTCTTCCAGAAATCCCGCTCCGGCAGATGCAGCCGGAAGAGCCAGATGGCAAGATAGCCGGGGAAATCAAAGCCGTTCGGCTTCGCTTCCCCCGGCTGTGTCAGTTTTTTTCGTCTTCCTGCGGTTTCGTTTCGGCCCCCGCGTTCTTCAATACTTCGGCCCGAACCAGCGGATAGATCAGCTTTCCGGCCTCCACGGTCTGCGCGAGCGTGAGCTTTCGGCCCAGCTGCTTCCGCGTAAATACCAGCGGCAGTCCGTTCTCATCGGTGATCCCCTGTGAATCCGCTGCGTCCGTCAGCATACCGGCGAGAAACGCCAGCGTACTTTTGATCCCATGGATCCGATCCAGCGCCTGCACGAGATTTCCATCGTATTCGTCCTGCACGTATGCGATGGCGTTCATGTTGCAGGTCAGCCGGTACATCCGGCCTTCAAATTCATAGTCTATGGTTTCGAACTTTGTCGTCTCCATCAGGTCTCACCCAACTTTCCCTTGATCCAGGCAACGGCCTCCGCCGCGGTGTCGACGGTCTCGGTCTCGAGCAGCAACTCGTCGGTCGAATCGTCTGCGAGGAATTCGCCGGTCGTGGTCGGCGTGTTGAACTGGATGTTCTCGCCCTTGGTCTGGTAGGACAGCGAGGGCGGGCCGAACAGCGCTTTCGGCACCCAGATGCAGGTGTATTTGGTCACGCCGTCGATCTTATCCGGCGCGTAAAAGCCGACGCCGACATAGTTTGCGATGTCTTTTGCCGAGAATTTCAGATTTTCCTTGCTCGTATCGGATGTGCAGCCGTAGAGCATGGCCTGTGCGGCCCTTTTGATGTACTTGACAGCCAGCGAGATCGTGCCGCCGGTGGCAAGCTTGATATATTCGGCAAGCTTGGATTCCGCGTACAGGCGGCCCTCGGCGAACTTGAGTTCCAGCTGCGCGCTCATGGCGTCGCCGACGTCGGTCGGCTCTGTGTAGGTCACGGTGCCGGACGTGTTTTTATACTTTCCCGCCCGGATGCCGCGTAAGTCAAAACTAGGCATTTACAATAGGCCCCTTTCTTTCAGCTTTTGTGTAAGGATCTTTTCGAGCTCCGCGTTTACGCGCTTCTGCGCGTTCCTGACGCCCTTTGTCCAAAAATAAGTTCCTGTGATCTGCCCGTGCTCCTTCGCGCGGCCGTAATTCAAAACAAAAAGCACGGTCGCCCTGCGCGTTCCGTGCTCGTTTTTGCCGACTGCGGTGATGGAGATGTACGGGTCTCCGTTTTTGTCGCGTTTGATGGTTTTGCGGTATTTCACGCTGGATGCATATGCCTCGGTCTGAAACCCGCTCGCCTTTACCATTTTTTGCAGTTCCTCGACGATGATATCTCCGGCGGCGTACAGGAGCTCCTGCTGCATGTCCTCATCAAAAACATTCGCTTTCTGGAGCGTGGCCATGAGCTCGTCGACACCGGTGATGGAGATGTTAGCCATAGGCTGCGCCCTCCGTCTCGGCGATGAGTGCGATCTGTGTGCGGCCCGTCTCCTTGTCGTAGGTCTCCATGTCGACGGTCGCGATGTAGCCTGCGGCCTCCAGCGCGGCTTTTGTGCGCTGGAGCAGATCGGCGGCAAAGCCCTCGGCAAAGATGGAAACGGCGTACTGCACGCCGGTCTCGGCCTCTCCGCCCTCGGCGTAGAGCTGCCCGGACTGGCCGAGCAGCTGATAGGTGATGTAGGTTTCTTCTCCGCCCTTGTATGGCGGGTGGCAGACTGGGACGCCCAGGTCTGCCAGCGCCTCATAGATCATCATGAGCCGTCCCTCCGTTTGCAGGTCAGCTCTACCTCTTCCATCTCCGCGCCGTAGCTGCGGACGACGTCAAAGACATCCGAGCCGCAGGTGAGCTGCTGCTCGCCGCCGTATTCCGCGCTGTGCATGCGGAAAATTGCGTCCGTGCGCTTGCCGGCTTGCGCGGCCTGGTAATACTCGGCGCGGTTGACGGACTTGCGGGCGGCCCAGACGGTTGTCTCGCGTTCGAGCTTTTCGGTGGTCTGCCCGCTCACGATGGGGTAGGACAGCAGGCGCAGCGTGATCTGGGTGTCAAAGATCACAGCACGCGCCCCCTCCCTCGGTGCCCGGCGAATAGTCGTCGGACAGGCCCATCGCGTCGCGCAATTCCTCAAAGCACGTCTTCCATTCGTCGCCGCGGCCGCAGAAGTCATGCTGCCAGCGGACGAAGGCTCGGACGGCGTCTTTGACCAGCGGGTCTTCGTCCGCCCCCCCCGCGCCCGCAAGGTGCAGGCGCAGGAGGCAGGCGTCAATCTCGTCGGCGAGCTCGTCGTCAAGGGCGTTTGTGGTCAGCCGCAGGGCGGTTTTTGCAACGTTGATCAAAGCCATTGGTTATCCCTCCCTGTTGGCCGCGCGCCGTCAAGCCTTCTTCTTGGTCAGCGTGACGAGGCTGTTGACGTCGGCGCACGCGCCGTCGGCGATCTCGATGGCCTTTGTGACCTCGTCGTCGGTGTCCTCGTCGGTGTAGCGCTTTACCGTCATGCCCATGTTCTCGTTCCAGAGGTAGTACGCCGGATCGAACATAAAGGCGAAGACGGTGTCGGCCGTGACCGACGCCGCAAAGGCCGGCAGGTAGTCGCCGGTCAGGATGACCTCGCGACCGAGGATGTAGTTGACGGGCTTGCCGTTGATGCCGTAGTTGACGCGCGCGACGGGCTGGCCGTTGTTGTCGACCATGCCGACGATCTGCGTCTCGAATGTCTTCTTGGACATGAACCATACCGCGCCGTCATATGCCTGCGGCAGCGCAGCTTCGGCCTTGCACAGATCCTTGTAGGTCAGAGCAGTTGTCGCGGCAGCAATGTCGATGTTCTGGCCGGTCGGGGCGGTCTCCGCAAGGATTCCCTTCGGCTGGCCGGAACCGGTGCCGTTGATGATGGCCTGTTCCTTCGCCTTTACCATCGCATTTGCGACGTTCCGGACAAACTGTGCCTCGAACATCGGGTACGCCATGATAGAAACTTCCAGCGACATGGAGATCGCGCAGCGCAGCTTGTGGTACGCAAAGACGATCTTGCCGGTCGAAGTCTTCTGTTTGTCGGAGCCCTCACCCTCGGCGACCCAGGAGGCCGTCGGCTTGGCCGAGCTGGTCGGGACCTGGACGCCGCCCGCGTAGGACGTGTGTGTTACGCGCGGCAGGATCATGCCGATGGCTTCCATCTTCTCGTAGATCTTCTGGATCGTCGTGGTCGGGATGACGCTGCCAACGTCGGTTGTCTTGGTGTTGGCGTCCACATTGGTCAGCTCTGCGGGAATCTTCTTGCCGGTCAGGACGTAGTTCATAAAGGCTTTCTTGTACTCGTCGGTGTCGTACCGGTCGAGCACGTTCGGAGTTTTCGCCGTGCCGGACAGGTCGATGGACTGCGCTGCCGCAGCCGGTGCCGCAACCTTCTGGCCTGCAAGCGCGTTGAGGTTCGCCTGGATCTTGGCTTCCTCCTCAAACTTGGCGTCGAGGGCTTCGACTTCCTTCATCTTGGCCTGCGCCTCTGCGGTCTTGCTTTCGTCCAGCAGCTTCTGGGCGTCGTCCATGAGCTTCTGGCGCTGGATGTTGTAAATTTCCTTTGTCATTTCAATTCTCCTTTGAGTTTTAAAAATTTCAGTTTTGCTTCTGCCTGCGCCCGTTCGGGCATAAAAAAATCAGGCTCTGCGGCCTGACCTTTTAAAAAGTTTTCCGCGCGCCGGAGCGCGTCTTCGCTGAGCATGCCGGAATAAAAATCCGCCGCCAGCGGTTTCTGGCCGTTATCCGGCTGCATGACGCGGTCGACGAGGCCGAGCTCTACGGCCCGCTCCGCTGTGATCCATGTTTCTGCGTCCATCATGGCGGCGATCTCCGCTTCCGGCCTGCCGGTCTTTGCGACGTAGGCCGAGATAATGGCGTGGTTGGCGTCGCGCAGGACACCGGCGGTGTGCTCCATCTGGCGGTAGTCGCCGTCGGCGCTGGACTGGACGTTGTGGATCATCATCATGCCGGTCGGCGTCATTTCCGACTCGCCCGCCATGGCGATGATGGACGCGGCCGAGGCCGCAAGGCCGACGATGCGGATGTGGACGCCGCCCGCGTAGTTGCGCAGGGCGGTATAGATCTCGCTCGCGGCGAAGATCTCGCCGCCGCCGGAATTGATCTCGACTTCGGCTCGCTCGCCGTTTCTCTTGGCAAGCGCGTCCGCTACGGATCTCGGGCTCGTCGCCTCCATTCCGTAAAACTGATAGAAGCGGTGCTGATTGCTGGATACGATGGGCCCGCGAATGCTGATCTTCATGTGGTTTCATCTCCTTTCTGCGTGGTGTTCCGGTCGACCGGCTGCGTGTCCAGCCTGCGGATCGGCTTGTCCCCGCCGTCGACCGGCGCGAGGTTGAATGCGCGCCGCCATTCGTTCGGCGTCAGCGCGCCGCGGTCGACCAGCTGCAGGAGATTGAGCTTGGTCGAGGTCGAGGCGAAGTCCCACGCGGACGCCTCAAAGACGATGCGGTTGCCGCAGCCGCGCTCGCGCCGGGAAAAGAGCTTGCGGGTGTACTCGCCGCTCAGCTGCTTCAAAACCGGCTCGATCTCGGCGTCAAAATAGGCGTTCTGCTCATCCTCCGTCGCAATGGATGTGACGATGTGCGGGTTGGTATTGAACAGGGCATAGATGCGCTGCGTGGTCTTATCCATCTGGGCGGCGTTCGGGACGTAGTCCTTGGGGTCGATCTGCTTGGCCTCTGCCTTTGCGTCGACGGCCGCGACGCCCGTGCCGTTGGAAACATTGAGGAAGCTGTCGGCAAAGTCCTGCGCGCGCTTCTTGATATCCTCCGCGCGCATAGAGGATGCGAACATCAAAAGCCAGCGGATGACGGCGCTGTTTCTGATGGCCTTTACAATGCCCTGGTCCGTAGTGGTGACGATCTCCATGAGCGGCACGATGGCCGGGGCGATGGGGTCGCCGAATATGTCGTTCTCGTAGAAATCCCCGCGCAGGTGGATGATGTCGTCATAGGCAAACGTCAGGACGTTGCCGTTCTGCATGTAAAATTTCAGGTACAGATTTCCGCCTGCGTCGTAGACAGCGTCTGCCTGCATGGCCGCGACCGGGAAAATGGCGTTCGGCAGACCGTTTTCATCCCGGAGGATCACGGCGAAGGCGTTGTTGTTGAGGACCAGCTGCGCGGCCAGCTTCTCCTGCAGCAGCTGGCCTGTCATGTACTGGTTCGGTTCCTCGAGCAGGAACCGGATATACGGCTCCGGATTTACGGCGATCTTCCGCGTCTGGGCGGTGATGGTCTCCCGGATGTGCTTGGCCGTCAGCTTACCGATGGCCTTGATCTTTGGCCGGATGCAGGCGCGGACGATGTCGGACTGATACATTTTGCCGTTGTAGCTGTAAAAGCCATTCCCGCGCTCCTGCACCATCTGGACGGTCGAAACGCGCTTGGTGGTTGTGATATTCTTCAGGAGGTTTTTAAAAAATCCCATGTTGTCACTCCTAGAGCATACTGGTGTATTCCGCCTGCTTCTGGTCGTAGATCGTGTAGGCGTCGAGCAGGGCCGCCGTGCCGTCAATGCGGCGCGTGGACTTGCTCGTTTTGTGCGGCTGGATATTGCCGTTTTTGTCCTCGTCATAGGCTGTGTTTGCGAGGTTCCATTTGTCGATCGGGTGGTTGTTGTAAATAATGCGCTTGGATTCCAAGTCGTTCCCGCAGCGCTTCATGGGCTCTGACAATGTCTTCACGCCCTGATACACGGCGATCATGGCCTCGGCCCCGAAGTAGTCCGCCATGCTGTCGACCCAATAAGACGCAGACCACGCATCATACCCGATAAAGGGGATAAAAATATCAAGGTCTTCCTGCACCTCGATGAACCATGCTTTGACGTCCTCATAGCGGATCTTGTTGCCCTCTGACAGTCGGAGCAGCCCTCGCTCATGCCACTTGTCGTAGGGGATCTTGTCCTCCGTGACGCGCTTTTCCAAAAGGTCCTGCGGCAGCCAGTACATCTGCAGCACAAACAGGATCTCCGGCAGTTCCGGCACCTGAAACAGCACCTTCGCCGCCGTCAGGTCAGTGGTCTTGGAGAGGTCCGCGCCGCCGATGCCGTAGCGCGGGTAGGACAGGACACGCTCCTGCACATTCCCGTCCGCCATGTAATGCTGCCAGATCAGGCGGCGGTTTTCCCTGTCTAGCTGGAAGGTGTCGCGGTTGTCCAGCTGCTCAAAGTTGAGCCAGGCTTCGCTGGAGGTCTCGCGGATGTTGAAATCCTTGCAGACGAGGTTGCGGACGAGGGCCGGGTTTTTCTCCGCCCGCTCGACCCGCTCTTTGAGGGCCGTGTAGCTCTTGATCGTCCCAAGGCCGGGGTTGGCTTTCTTCCAGCAGGACGGGTCATTCCACTCGCTGCGCTTGTCGAGCTCGTAAATAAACGCGATCCGGCGCGGGTCGTGGTACCCGTCCGGATCTTCGTAGCCGTTTATGATGCGCTCGGCCTCTTCGTATTTTTCGTCGTAGATGTCTTCTCGAATGGTGCCGGCGGTGGAGGTGATAAATCGCAGCGGCTGCGCGCGGGCCTGATCGCCGTCGGCAACGATGTCGTACAGCGGTCTGCCGTTTTTCCACTGATGGAGCTCGTCCATCATGGCCCCGTGGATGTTGAGGCCGTCGAGCGTGTCGCTGTCCGAGGACAGCGGCTTGAATACGCCGTCATTGTAATCGCTGTCCACCTCGCCGACCAGACAGCGCGTCCGTTTTCGCAGCGCCGGTGATTTCTGCACCATCCGCTTTGCTTCCTGCCAGATGATCTTCGCCTGGTCCCGCTTTGTGGCTACCGCGTAGACTTCCGGGCCTGCTTCGCCGTCCGCCAGCTGCAAATACAGGCCGACGCCTGAGGCCAGCAGCGACTTGCCGTTTTTCTTTCCGACAATGAGGATGGCCTCTCGGTACTGGCGGTTGCCCTCGATGTCGATAAAACCGAAGACGGTCGCGAGCAGCGCCTTTTCCCATAGCTCCAGCTTGACGAGCTGTCCGCCCGCTTTGCCCTTGGAGTGGTGGCAGTAGTTTTCAAAAAATTCGAGGACGTGGTTGGCGCGTCGCGGCGAGTAGTAAAACTCGGAATCCGCGTTTTCAAGCTGCGCGACCACATGTCTGTAGGTCTTCTGCACCTTGAGGCTCACCGTTTCACGTCCGGACTGGATCGCGGCCCAGTATTCGAGGATCGGATTGTACGTTTCCGGATAGCGCGTCACAACTCGTCACGCTCCCGGACAAAGCTTGCAAAGCCGTCGTCCTCCTGCTTCGGCGCGGTGTCTGGCTTCGGCAGGAGCGCCGTGAGCTGCTTGATGATCTTCTGGTAGTTCGCGTTCGTCGAGTTGTACGCCTGCCCAATGGGCCGGGCACGGTCATAGGGCTCGAGCCGCTCCGACTGCTGGAATTTCTCTGTCCAGCCGTTTTCCCGCAGGTCGTCCGCCATGTCCTCGCACTCGATGCGCATAAAGGCTGCCTGATCGATGAGTCCTGCGACAGTCCCGGCCGCTTCCTTCGGCAGAAGCTTGTAGATCCTCCGGAGTCTGGTTTTCTCGGCGCGGATACGCTGTTCCTTTGTCTTTTCCTGCCTGTTCGCCACAAAAACCGCCTCCTTTTCGCGTGATTTTTGCCGTCTGTCCGCGCGTGCGCGTAGATTACTTATCGCCGCGCTTTTGTAGGGGGGCCTCGCGAACGGCCTGCGTATTCTTCCGAGGTAGGGCGTGCGGTGATCTAGCCGGCGCCCCGGCCTCGCGCGACGGGGGGGATCGGGTCTCCGGCGGCGTCGAAGAAAATTTTTTGCGTCAGAGATTTTGCGACTCCGTGCCCGTCAAACTGATCGTGACAGTCCTTACAGACGTACTCGAGGTTGGAGTAGGACAGGCTGACGTCCGGGTCGGTGATGTTGTCCGGAGTGAGCGCCCGCTTGTGATGGACGATATAGCCCGGCTTGTCCCGGCACTCTTCGCACAGCCCGCCGTCGATGGTCCGGCGGAACTTGATATACCCGGCGCGGCATTTCTTCCAGCGCCCGGACGCGTAAAAGCTCGCGGCCCATGGCTGCATCCTGTTCCCTCCAATTCTTCACGCTATCACTGTAGCACAGATTTTAGGCTCTGTTAGCTCAACTTTTGCGGTAGCCCATTGCCCGCGCTGCCTCGTAGACAAAGCGGCTGTACATCCGCTTGGCCGTGGATGTGCTCACGTGTACCTGTCTGGCAGCGGACTCCAGACTCTCGCGCGGCCAGATCCATGTATGCAGGCGCACGATCTCCAGCACATCGCCGCCGTCCCGCCAGGTCTGCGCGGTGTTGATGGCGGACTTGATTGCCGTGTAGTCCTCGTACTCCCGTGAGGACAGGACGCGCACCGCAATGTCCTCGACGGCGCGGCCGGAGGATTGCCCGCCTGGCTGTGAGGAATATCCCGGCGTGATCTTCTGCCGGCTCATATCCCGAACCTGTCGGCTCAGTTTCGGGTATTCGCCGATGGTGCGGCAAACATTTCCGTACCACCAGTATCTCGGTTTCGACATCTGTTCAGCTCCTTCCTTCTTCGTCGCAAAACTCAACACATTTACAAGGCTTAAAGAAGGCGGCTCCCGGTCCGCTTATGTGTCTCGTTTTTGGGATCCCATACATATTTGAAATATAGGAATCCATACTGCGTGGCTCTGGACTCGACGAGGATGTAGCCGCGCGGGGCGACTGGCGGGCGCGTCGGGCTGTAGTCCCGGACCGCCTCGGTCGCGGGCTCCGGCTCCGGCCGGACGCAGCTGCGGCTGGCCTTGTACCGGTGGCCGCCGAATTCCTTTTTCCAGTGGCCGTGCAGGTAGTTGGCCAGCGCCGTGTAGTCCTGCCCGTGGTCGACTTTATTTCCGTTTTCATCCAGATAATAATTGTGCTTCCGCAGTGGCTTGCAGTCGATGACGCTGCCGAGGCCCCAGAGCCTGCCGAGCTCATCGGCAGGAATGCCGTCCGTGATCAGGTGCAGGTGGAAGCGGTTGGTCGATTTGCCCCGGCCGTAGACGATGACGATCTTTGCCTCCGGATACCGGTAGACCATGCGGCGGTAGAACTTATCCCGGATCCTGCGCATCTCCTGCGCGGTATGTACCTCATGCTCTTGGTCGAGCGTCAACGTGGAGTAGTAGCTGGTCGGCCCGAAGTTGGCGTTGACAATCCCGGCGAACTTCCCGGCAGAGACCCTGGTGTTCAGCTCGTCGCGTTCTTCCTGCGACTGGAACCGCGGCTTCTTCGGCCGGCTGGTCTTCGGATCCGTGCCGCCCGCCACCGTGTACACGATCTGCTCGCAGACCCTCCCGGAAAACTTCCGGCGCTTGTGTCTCTTTACCATAGCTCCTCCTGCCTCGGTTTATTTCCCAAGGCTCGCAATGATGCCCTTTTCACGTTCAGACAGCTTCCAGACGTGCGCTGCGGCTTTCTCTGCTGCGGCTTTCTCGGCTGCGGCTTTCTCGGCTGCGGCTTTCTCGGATAGCAGTAGGCCTCCGCCGAAAATTGCTTTCCCCATCGGGCGCTGGCTGTCCAGCTTCGCAATCTGTGTGCAGTCCTCGCGCTTAACCGCAAACTCTACACCGTAGTGCGCATATTTCTGCAGCATGGCTGCCGTCAGCACATGGTCCGGATATGTATATTTCGGCAACTCCCGTTTCGTCTGCGACTTTATCTGCCGCATCGCCCGCTCGACTGCCCTTCCGAGTGATGGGGCGCTCTGCGCGATGTTTCCTCCGAAACTTGTTACAAACGCCGTGCGAACGACTGCGCCGTTTTCATACGTAATGTCTGCATCGCAAATGATATGGTTCATCCTCATCACAACTGATCGGCCGGCGAACGCCGTGAGCGATGGCGCAAAAAGAAAGAACGCAATCCCTCTGTCTATGTAGAATTCGCAGATTTTTGAAAGAATCGAAAAAGGCGGGTTGTCCAGCACGACGCAGCCGTCCGGATAGTCAAAACGTTCATAGTCCCCACCCGGATAGAATGGCCGCACGATGCATGCCGGGTCAATCCCATATTCACTGCACGCCCAATCCCGGATCGCATCATAAACAAGCGGTGGCGTGTAGCAGTCGTCCGTTGTCTTTTTGGGTTTGAATTTCGACGTGAACGCATCGTATTCCGGGTTGTCGTCGAATAAGCATCCCTGTTCCCATTGCATGCTGTAGCCCTCCTTTGTTTTTTCTGCCCGCTCAAAGCGTGGCCGGAGATTCCGTCCATGCGTTCAGCGGATAGCGTTCTCCAATTCCTTTATCGCTTCTTCAAGCCTGCGTTTCTGGCTGCGCAGCTCGAAAAATCCCAGCACGCCCAGCGCGATCCACTCCAGCGCAGCAGCAAGCTCCAAAATCTCAATGATCATTTTCTTCTCCTTCTACTCCTTCCAATTCTCCTTTGCAGTATGTACAGCGGCTCGGCAGGCTCTTTTTCAAACCGCCTTTTTTTCCAGAGCTCGAAGCACGGTTTCTCCGGGCGGCCGCAGTATGGGCAGCGGTAGACACGGAAGATATCATCCCAGCGCCAGACCATGCGGACTGCGTTTTTCTGTTTCAAGTCCCATCGCCTCCCTCATTGTTTCAACCAGCCTCTTTTCTAGTTTGTCCTGGTCGATCTTCACTTCCATCGTTGCGCCCTCCTGCTCTACCCACACGCCGTCCGTGCGCTTCGTAAACCCAGCAGGCGCGAAATTTCTGGCGTGTTCCAGCTCCGGCGTATGCCTGCACGTTGGATAGATGCATTTCTCGCAAGCCTTTCTGTCGCAAAGGAACAGGATATTCCGCTCCTTCGCCCGCGATACGCTGCTCGGCAGAAGAACGACTGGCTGCCCGATCTCCGCCGCAAGCTGCTCCTGAAGCTTTTTCCGATCGCCGTCACGCAGCGCGACTGTGCATTCCAGCAAAATCATTCCTGCGCCGCCTCCAGTTCCTTGCGCTCCTGCATAAATCCGTGCAGGAACAGCTCCAGCAGAGCGGCGGCGCGGTTGGTCAGATTTGTGAAATCCTTTTTGCTGATCTGCAGTTTGCCGGTCGTAACAACCTCAGTTTCCGGTCGACCAATAATCTGAATTGTCGGATTAGGCACCAGCGTCTTTGCACCGTCCGCCCCCACTTCGAAGAGCGGCGGCGTGGACTGCTCCATGACGATGCGCGGCGGGTATTGCTCGCCGCGGAAGCTGGTATCCCATTGCTGTTTTTCGTAGTATGCGACAAAATTGTCTAGGTCGCGCGCAAACGCGCCCATGATTTCTGCCATTTTGATACTCCCTTCAAATTGTGATGATCTCCCGCCTCGACTGGCGGGCAAATTTGCGTTCCGGGCAGAAGCGGCATTCGGTGCAGTTCCAGGCGCCGCGGTAGTTGTTGCGCGTCGGGCAGAGTGTGTTGTAGCAGATCCCGGAGCCTGCCCACTGCGGGCCGCGGCCGATTTTTTTCTTCCTCGGTTCGGATTTTGGCTTTTTGGCTGGATCCCTCTTGGTGACGAGCGTGGCCGCGCGTTCTTTCCGGAAGCAGCCGCAGCTTTTTGCATGCCCGTTCCGGAGGTATCTGCCGTCCTTGCTGCAGATGGTCCCGCATTTACACCGGCAGATCCAGTGTGCCGTGTCTCCTTTTTTGCTGGTATCCCGCCCGATGACATGCAAATATCCAAAGTCCATGCCCGTCAGGTCGACTACGTGCGACATTTTTTCACCTCCGGCGGGTATTTCATCATGGCATCCCGGACAAACGGCATGAGGATGATGACGCTGGCAGACACATGAAAGATGGTCGGCGCATTGCAAACGCGGTCAAGCATATAGAGAAACATCTCGCGGAAGGTCTTTCCTTGAAGCATATCGCCGTGATGATGCTCTTTTCTAAACAGCTCAATTGTCTCTGCATAATCTGCAATCTCGTTGATGATCTCTTTTCCTCGTTCCGTAACAGCCATCTCCGGCTCATACTGGATTTCACCATCCAGCAATTCAGCCATAAGGTCTTTCAGTTCTGCTAATTCTTTCATATTTCTTAATCTCCCATTCTCCTTTCGTCAGGGGCCGGTCTCCCGGCCCCTATGCAGAGCGGACTTGCACCGCTTGCGCCTGCGCGTCCCCCTGTCGCCGCAGACGAGCTGCCCTTGTCTGCTCAGGCAGCTTTCCATAAGGAGGTAACACGATGCCGCCTGGCGATCCCGACGCCCGGCGTGGGGTAACGTTGATGGTTCCCATCCGCGCGCACGTTCCACACGCGCTTTTTATCCCCGGCCCGCGGGCTTGAGGTTTCGCGGGCCGGGTGCAGAGCCGGGGTGATCCTCCCGCAGCCGTCTCATGGCGGAGCGGCCGCGGCATAAGTCCGAAAAAATATGGTTCCCCGGCTGATTGCTGGTCTTAGTCCTCGGGCTGGCTGATATCCTTGTGCTGCAGCCCGTCGGCGTTCTCGGTCAGCGGCAGCGCCTGCCGCCGCGCGTGCTCATCCGGATTCCAGCCGCATTTCAGGCAGCAGGCCGTCGTTCGGTTCTTGCAGGCGTTCCCGCTTTTCGGCAGGCCGCAGGGCATTCCCTGACGGCCCTCGTTTTTTTCTTCCGGCATATTAAACCTCCTGTATCTCTACCCCGAATTTCGAGCGCATGAATTTTTTATTGCGCAGGTACTCCTTCGTCCGCGTCGGCGCGGACTTGACGTCCTCGACGACGAGCTTGCCGCCGAATTTGTACGAAAAGTCCGCCGTGTACCGCACTGCGCGGATGCGCTCGCCAGTCTCGGTGATGTAGCTCTCCTGCAAGGTGAATTGCGGCTGCAGCCGCAGGTCGGAGATGATCCCGGCCCGCAGCATGACCATCAGCTCGTCATAGCGCCGGGCTTCCTTCCGGCTGGCGAAGCGCAGCTCGCCGCGCGTATCCTTCCGGCTGCCGTACTTCGTCTTCCCATGGCTCCCCTTGTGAAGGGGAGCTGGCGCCGCAGCGCCTGAGAGGTCGATCTGCTGCCGTGCATAAAGCTCCCGCATCCTCGGCGGCATGTCCGCCATGCTCTCAAACCGCAGCCCGCTCATTCGGCGGCACCGTCCATCCGCGCGCCGCAGGCCGGGCAGAAACTCTGAATCCGAAGAGTTCCTTTCTTAAAAGCGTTCCGGCAGTCCGAGCATACGATTGCCGCTTTAGGAAAGCGAATCGTTTCCCCGCTCTGCGCGTCATATTCGCGCCAGTCCGCTTCTTCCCAGTGTGCGTGGTGTACCTCCGCAACGTCGGCGGCTGGCTGACGCAGCAGGAGCGTTTTTACCCGCGGAGGCGTCCAGCGCGGATTTTCCGCGTTGCAGGCTTCAAAATCTTTCAGCGCCGCCTCGCGGCTGATGTATTCGTCAGGCATGGTTGGCCTCCTTATCGCACGAGGAAAGCACGCTGTCGTCCAAAAACGCACGCGCCGTGTATTTCCCGCCGCATTCGCACGGCTCTTTTGTCCGGTAAACTGTCCAGTTCGGAGTCGATAGCTTTTCGTCCACCGGCGCGACCTTCCCACACCGCTCACAGACCGGCGTCATATCCATCATGTCCATCATGTTTTTACGTTTTGCCATTCTTCTTGCCCTCCATTTCCTGAATCGCCCGCTCTGCCTCAATGCAGGTATAGTGGCGTCTGAAATAATTCCAATTTGCCATGCAGTCACTTCCCGCATCGTCCGGCGTTGCATCCTCATGATCAAAGTAGATGTTGATGTTCGTCCCGAATGGCTCTATGCTGACGATTACTGCGGTTATTTGCACTGCTCGACCGTCCTCATCTGTCCAGCGCTCTCCCACCTTGCACGGCAGCACGACGCACCGCCCGTCCTTGTCGGCCTCGGCAAGCTCGCGGAGGCGGCTAGGCTCCACGCCCAGCGCCTGCGCTGCCAGATTTATCATCGTGTCCTCCGTAAATGGAGCCTTGATTTCCTCCGGCGCGTCCGGTAGTTTGTGTTATGTCCAGTTTCTGAAATAGACGCACCCGGTAACAGAGTTTTCCGCACCGTTCACAGATTGCGTAATTTGTGTGATACTTCCCACCGTGCCGGTTGCTTCTGCGGCGTGTTACCTGCACA